CACCAGTCGCACCAGTCGCACCGGTTGCACCCGTAGGAATGGTCAGGTTAAGCGTCTGAGTAGGAGACGTGCCGGTGATCGATGCAGATGCCGACGAGCCAGCAGAGCCGGTCGTAACAGTACCAATCGACAGCGTGTTAGCTGGACCGGCTGCACCGGTATTACCGGTCGGACCTTGTGGGCCTTGTGGACCGGTTGCACCGGTTGAGCCAGTGGCACCGGTAGCACCAGTTGCGCCAGTTGCACCGGTTGCACCGGTTGCGCCTGTGGGGCCTACAGGGCCTTGGATGCCGCGACCGAATGGAATCCAGTCAGACCAGTCACCCGAGGTGGACGAGTTCTTGAACGAGATTGCACCGAGGTCCGTCGCGAGGAACGCGAACCCCGTTGCTCGCGCGTTATAAGTAGACCGGCTGGTGCTCGGCATAATCACGTCAGGGACAAACGAGTTACCCTGAATGCCCTGCGGACCTGTCGTTCCTTGTGGACCGGTAGGACCGGCAGGGCCGGTTGGGCCAGTGGCACCGGTAGCGCCAGTAGCACCCGTTGGACCAGTTGGACCTTGCAGACCAGTTGGACCGGTAGCACCAGTGGCACCCGTGTCGCCCTTGAGTCCACGCGGGATAACAAGGTTCAGCGTCTGGCTGGGCGCGGTTCCAGTGATCGACGCCGTGGCGTTAGACGACGGGTCGCCCGTGGTCACCGTACCAATGCTGAGCGTATTAGCAGGACCGGTGGGGCCGGTTGGGCCGGTTGGACCGGTTGAGCCAGTGCTACCCGTGTCGCCCTTTACGCCTTGCGGGCCAGTAGCGCCGGTTGGGCCTTGTGGACCGGTTGAACCGGTTGCACCGGCTGGACCGATGGTCCCCTGTGGACCAACGGGGCCTTGCAATCCTTGAGGCCCTTGTGGGCCAGTGGGACCCATCGCACCAGTATCACCTTTAGGACCGGTAGCGCCGGTTGCTCCGGCTGGACCGGTTGGGCCGGTTGGACCGGTTGGACCGGGTACGCTGATCTGAGCAACAACGAACGCCTTGTTGGCCGCGTCAGTGTCGGCTACCGGAGCAGCGACATTCTTGATGCGCTTATTGTTCGCATCCCAGTTGCCGGATGGGTCAGTATTAATGCTGCGACCCGCCGTGTCGTTGGCTTCCTGCATACCGTACAGGAGCTGGTTCATCGAAGCGTTGAGCTGGTTTCCAGTGGTCGCAGCGCCGTTAGAGTAGACAACCTTCGGTGAACTCAAGTCCGTCCGCCGCTCGATGCGAATGGAGTCGCCATTGGCAAGCGGAGCGGACAGACGGATGAGATTGGGGTTGACGAAGGTGTAGGTAACGGAACCACCAGTTCGAGTAACAACGACCTCATCGGTGCTCTGATAAGAGAACGGCACTGCGAAGTCGGTGGTAGTTCCGTTTCCGTTGTAAGTAATGTAGGTGTTATAAAAGGTCATTGTTATTCCTTAGTAGTATTTAGAGGATTTGTAAAAATCTCCGGTGTTCCCCTGTCGAAAGATGATTGAATACGGTTGAGCTTAATCTGCTTACCGATGTTGATCTTTCCAATCAGCTCAAGGTTTTTGTTGGCAACCTCTTTGGCCTCAACAATGTTCCAAGCAGCTTTGTGCCCTGCTTCGATCTTCTTTTGAATTAGCTCAATAAGTGGACCCCGGTTCTCTGAGCCGTGACCACCCATAGCCAAGGAACTGTTGTCCACGGAGCCTTTATAGGACCGAAGAGTGCTATAAAGGTCTTCCACCATCCCGCTTTGAGCTATTGCGGTGACATACTCGTCCCACACTGTAGCTTTGCCGACAGACGACTTGATAAGCCGAAGGTCTTCATTGTGGAGGTAGGGGCTGGGAGCAACGGGCTTAATTGAAAAGTCCGCACCAGTCAGCTTGCTGATTTCACCAAGCCTCTTATCAACCCATTCCGCTTTAGTGTTGATTTCCTTCTGCGGGACTGTGCCGAGAATGCCAACAAATCCGCGTGTAGGATTGACTTGAACAAGTGGTTGCCCGGTGAACGTATATGCCTTCGGGAGGATGTCCTTGTTGTTAATGACCTTTGACCAGCTTTGAATGAAGTCCATCGTCTGAACGACGCGGGGGTCAAGGGTATTATTCAAGTGATTAAGGAAATTGGGAGCCATACCGGCGGACCAACGCCCTAACGCTTTGCTGCCCTTCTTAGCGAGGCTTGGGTCATAATCCTGTGCTTTCTCCATTCCTTCGAGTGAGGCGGCGAGATCGCGAACGGTTTGAAAACCCGGTTTATCCAAAAGGCTAGAACCAATGGCAACGGCAACAGCTCCAAAGGTATTAATGCCGTCGTCCAAATAGCTTTGCTGCTCTTCACGTAGGCCGCGTTGAGTTTCGATGGATGCAAGCGTTGTTTTAAGTGCGTGGATCGTGTTGATGATTGGAGCGACCTGATCTAAGTTCGAGTAGTCTCTCCACTCGCCATTGATCTTGATCAACTGCGGTTGCCAATAGCCACTAAGTTGATTTGCTTTGTTTGCTCCAGTTCCTGTCAAAGAAGGACCGGTGACTTCGTTGTTGTCCACCATGTTCCAAATTTGATACATGAGGTAGAGGCCAAAAAGAGATTTACCCAAAGCAATCCTTTGTTCTCTAGCTCCTAAGTCTCCTCCTACTTTTGCTCTCCAATCACGAGAAAGGGGAGCAAACGGAGTGTAGTCTTGAACGGAACGGTACAAGCTCCGCAAAGGCTGGCGGACAAATGGCGTGAGAACCAAACGGGAGTAGTCGTTCCCAAGAGCGGCTTCAACAGTTTTACCAAACTCGCTGGTGAATGGGTCTTTATACAGAATCTCGTCTACCCGCTGAGCTAGGGCGTCATCAACAATCCGTCCGTTCTTATCTATAGCTGTTTGAACTTGGGTTTGAATCCACTCCTTCTCAGTGTACTTTCTTTTTCCCACCATAATGGTAGGGGAAGCCTTTAGTTCATCAAATTCTTTAGACAACGCCTCACGACGAGCCGCTGACAGCGACTTGTCATCTAGTGTCTGTTTTAGAGTCTTCATTCGGTCAAATAATTTTTCAGAAAAGACCGATGACTCTTTTGCTGCTAACTCTATTAGAGCCGCCGATTTCCCGAAGAGGCTATCGGTAGCCATCATCAACTTAGTCGGCGTGGAGGCAGCGTGGCCTATAAAGTCTGTAGCCTTAGCTACGTTTTCTGCAAACTTGGTTCCAGCAAATGCTTGTTGAACAGCATCTGGCACAAAGGCACGAGTCATATTGCCTGAGAGTAGCGCGTTTTCCGTGTTTATGTTTTCGTATTTGGTTTTTGTAACAATAGACCTATCGTGCAAAAACGCTTCGCGGAACGAGTCGTTGACGATGCTAAGCATTGTGCGACTGGCACTTGCTTGTTCAACACGCCAAGCGGCGGCGAGCGCTGCGTGGTTGTTAATGATCTGTTTGTATTGCAGGGTAAGAGCAAGTATCAGATTGTCCGCAGCCCAGCGCGACGTGATGTTAATAGCAGCGCTGATCGGGCTAACGAGGGCCATCGTGTTGAGGCCGAAGAGTTTCATATTGGTTGACCAAGCCACAAACGCTTTCATCATGCTATCCCAGCGGGATACCAGCGTGTTGCTAGCTTGAGAGCGCAGCTCTCGTTCGGCTTTACGCACGGCTGCGGTTGCAGAACGGATCAAAGGTTTGTCTTCTAGCTCGATAGCTTTCTCTAGAGCCTTGTTAGCCCGTGCAAGTTCGGTCGTATCTATTTTGACCTTTGAGGCCTCTAGATCGAGGACACTTTGAATCTGATCAACCGTGATGCCTTCTTGGCGGAGTTCGTTGATACGAGCTTGAATGTCGATGTCAGCCTGAGCATTTGCTTTACCTCGACGGAGGTTCAACAAGTCCGACGCTATTGAGCCAAGCGGCTTATCCACGTCAGATAGTTTCACGTACAGCTCTCTCAATGGTTCAATTTTCTCAACCAGAAGAGTGTCGGCAGCAGCCCCCTGTTTTTGCTTTAGTAATGACTTGTACTGTTTTTCCAGAAGGTCCAATTCTTTGCTTGTCTCCTTCGTTGTTTCTTTAAACAAGGAGGACAGCGCCTTCATATCGGAAAACGAATAACTGTCGGAAAGTACGCGAATGGCGTTGTATCGGTCTCTAGCTGCAATAGACGCCAATGCGTCAGCAAACGGAGCGACTTTGCCTTGAATGTCTTTAAGCTGACGGCTGAAGTCTCTTGGGATCATGCTGAGTAGTTGGCGCAGCTCGTCACTAGCTGCATTCACATTCTCTGGAACCTTACCATTGATAAGGTTTTCCATGTCGCGTTCTGCCGTGGACGCGATGGCGTCGATGGTCTGCTGTGGGCCGGTTTTATCTTCAACCCCAATGGCAGGAGTCTCCGCCTTGGGTGACTTGCGCTCCGCAATGCGTCCAATGGTCAGCACATCCTCGTCGGATGCTTTGGCAGATTCCTTGATGCTGTCCCGTACCGACTTCCCAAGGGCGTTTATTTCGTCGTCTGAGTAGCCGAGGCCATGCAGCCAGCCCCTGTAATCCGCATCACGCGCCGATTTACGGGTTTGAGCCGTGATGAACAGGGCCTTTTCAATGTCGCTCTCAAATTTAAGTTCAAACCCCTTTTGCCCGTAATTGTAACGCGGCTTTGCTCCCGCAAGGTTCTTGGGGAGGGTGTCTGAAAGCGCAGTAGCCGCAGGCTCTACAACTTGCTGAGCTGGTGCGGCTGTAGGCAGAGGAGCGGTTGGTTCTGGAGCTGCGGATGCCGGAACAGCCGTCTGATCCGCAGATGCTGCCGGAACGCTAGCCGGTGTTGATTGATCAGATGTCTGACCAGCCTTTTCCAGCTCGCTAGCAGCGAGATTGCGTTCAGCTTCAGCGCCCTTGGTGTCACCCGCTTTAGCCTTGCGGCCAGCAATAAGGAGACCGCCGATAGCTTTAATCAGGAGAATGGTAGCCGCCGAGACGCCGCCCTGTTCAAGGGCGCGAATACCGCGCTTTGCCGCATCCGACTCGAAGCTGTCGATGCCGTACATCCAATCAAGGGACTTTTCATCCCCGGTCATGTAGCGGGATAAGTGCTTTACACCATCGGCAAGCAGAGGGTCTTTCGGATCAAAACCAAAAGCGTTGGCTAGGCCATCCAAAGAAAACTCACGGACGATCTTGGCCCCAGTGCTTAGAGACCCAGCAGCGGCAAACGGAGCTGCCAAGGCACCGACGATAGCGCGAGCCGAGGTGAATTGACCGATGCCTTCAGCAAAGGCCGACAAGATCGGCGCATCATTGGGTCGAGTATCAGGCGGCACAAAGTCGTTTTGAAGCAATCCAACAGATTGCCCCAACTCCTGCACGCCCTTGGCTAGACCGCGCTCAAATCCTCTCGTCACGTCTCCGGTGGCACTGTATTCCAGCCCAGTCTTCGCGGTGAACCCGTGGTAGTAGATGTCGGCCAGCATGGACCCAGCGAGTTTTCGGGTGCTCTGGTCGCTCTTGGGGTCAAGCAGTTCGATCCACGGTTTTGAAACACCACCGTAGACCTGATCAAAGACTTCGCGTGCCTTCGGGTCATTCCGGTGGATCATCAAGCTGTCCAACGCTTCCCGGCTCGGCACCGATAGGTACATCATCGCTGTGCCTGTGCCGAAGGCGTAGTCAAAAGCTTCAATCGCTCCCGGCTCGGATTGTTTTGCTCTAAGGACTTGCACATTCTCAGGGGTAGGGAAGCGCTTAAAGCTCCCGTATCCCTTAAATGCTCGGCTTGTTTCTAAAGTAAGGTCTTGACTGGCCGTACCACCTAGCGCTTGGACTACGTTGCGCCCTAACCACCGTTCTGCTGTTGAAACAAATTTTCCGCTTTCGTTTACAAGCTCGGTGGCGTCTGGCCGCTGTTCAGTCTGAGCCGGTGCCTGTTGTGTGATGGGAGCGTCGGGCGGCTCCCCAGCAATAGGCATAGGGGGAGCGCCCGTGTCCCCCGGTGTAACGGGGGCCACAGTGATCGAGGCCATTCAAATACTCCTTATTTTGTGAAACCTAGTCTCTGGGCTTCATCACCAAGAGTTTTATCTCTAGGGCTAATCTCTGGGCGCGTCTCTTTGACAACACCGTCGTTCAAAAAGCTATCAAGGGTTGCTTGATTGGAATTTGCGAGTTGCTGTCTAAATGTTTTGACAGTTTCTTTAGCGGCGTCATACCAGATGATTGCTCGGTCAGAATCGTTGAGATTAACTTTGCCCGTAGATTCTAAATACTTTGGAATCATTTTAACGAGATTAGCTCGATAATTTTGTAGCATAGCCGAATAGACAAGGGGCTGATTGATGCGAAGAGCGACCCCTTCTCCAGTGTAGCCAACAAGCGAACCCATCGCTTGATAATACTGCTTATCGTAGTAATTATTGTTTAACTCGTTTTTATTTTCAGCAATCCGTTGACGTAAGTCGTGCAGCTTAGTCCACAGTTTTGGGTCATTCACAGAATTGAGGGACACTGAAATTGGGTCTTTACCTTCAGCAGCCGCTAGATACATTTCTCTTTCTAGTCTTTCGGCGTTTGCGTTTTCCACCTTCTGATCTGTTAGCCCATTTACGACTTTGTGGATTCGTTCAAAAACCTGATTAGCGTCTTTTGAATTGATTTCATTTAGTCGCTTAAAGAACCCATTCTTTGCTTCTTGAGATAAATCCTCTCCGGGTTTTAACGTACTCAGGGCGGTGTTAATGTCTTTCATCACCATGTCTTCTCGTTCAGCTTTAATTCGCTGTTGACGAGTGTACGCCCAGTTTTCCAATTCCCGTTGCTGTTTAACAATTGACTGCCTTGTATCAAGGTTGTCCTTGATCTCAGCAGGGGTCAGCATCTTTTGAGGGATGATGTCTAGCAAGCTCGGATCGTTAGTTTCCAACGCCATCAATCTGGCAGCTTCTAGCATTCCCTTTTTCTTTTGGGTTCGATCAAATAACGAATGCGTTTTATCTTGTGTCTGATCGAGAAGCATAAGAGCGACTCGACTTTCATAGGTCGAGTATGAAACTGGCAAGCCCTCGGGGTCGCCGGGTCTCAATTTGCGTTCGCCACTACCTTCGGCGGCGGGATTAACTCCACCAACTGTGAACAAGGCGGGATTGGTTGGCATACCCAAAAAACCAATGCCTTTGTGCATAGACGCTTTAGTGATTTCGTCGATTTCTTTTTCACTTGCGTTTGGATTCAGAAGCTTGGCAATTTGCTTAAAGTCAGCTCCGGGGCTAACTTGTTTAGCCAGCAATGTTGCTTCAAGAGCTTTTACTTGCGTCTTCGTGTCCGCTTGGACTTCAGGGTTGAGTGATTTCCAATATTCATACGTCATAGCCGCAGTGAGTGGGCTAAGGCGATACTGTTTCCCGAAGTCCACAACATCCGCAGCGTCTGTCGGATTAGGAGCGGTGTTGGGATTGTAGTTTGTCTGCCCGGTATCTTTATAATCTTTCAGCAACTGAAACTGCTGCGCTTTACCGTCCTCAACCATTGTCTTGTAGTTGGATTGAATACGGGTTTCTGCCAAAGCACTAGAACGGGCAGAGAAGGCTTGACGCAGCGCGTTTAGATACGGAGTTGTGTAGAACGGAGTCTGGCCGACTTTAATGGATTGGTCGTGCAACGCTTGACGAAGATACGCATCGGTAGCTTCGGGAGTCAGAGTAGCCGAGTGAGGCATATTCTCCAGAATGCTTTGTGCAACCGGGGCTGCATTCTGCCGAGCAATGATCTGAGACATTGCAGCTCGGGTCATTGGGCTTAAATCTGGGCGCAGCTTAGCTAGCTGCTGATCAACCGGGCTGTCTTTTTGAAGCTTATCGGCGACAGTCGCCACATACATCTCGGCGTTAGCTTGCTCCTCTTTAAGTCGGTTTTCTTCAATCGAGTTAACCGATTTTGTAAGAGATGAAAGCGCATTTACAAGCTGCTCAGAGTGGCGCAAAGAGTCTTGGTACTGCGCCTCCATACCACGAACGCTGGACGAATATGTCTCGCGTGGAGTGATGCGGGAGTTTCCAAGCTGCACCTTGTCCTGTTCAGGAATAACGATAGGCAAAGCTGTCCTCCCTAATTATGATGTCGGCATAGCAATATTGAACGGCGAGTTCATTCCCCATCCAGTAAAGAACCCGCCCTGATTAAGAGCGTTTAGTCCGGTGGAACCAGCGTTCAGAGCAAGAGCGGTGTAGTTAGGACCAGACTTGAACGGGATAGCGTTTTGCCGTCCCATTGCTTCGTACTGAGCGCTAATAGTGTTTCCAATAAACTGGTCTTTCAAATCATCGCGCTGAGTGTTAATTCTGCTTTCGTTCTCAGCGGTGACTTGACGCTCATCGTTCATAAGCTGCTCTAGGGTAACTGACCCCGGAGCAATACCAGCGCTACCAGCGCTAGCCACACCAGTAGCCAAAGCCGCACGTCCCTTAAGAGTTGCGGCATAGCCTTTCTGTTGAACTGCTCGTTCATCGTAAACATACTTTCTTTGTAGATCGCCAACCTTGTTTTGATATGCGATAGCTGCGTCACGATGAGCAGCCGCCGCTTGGGCGTTGTACGCATCCGCAGCGGATTGTTGTGCGCTAGCGCCTGCTGCCATTTGCAGCCCGCTCATCGCAAGGCCAATGCCCATCATTGGACTACACATGTTAGAAGGTCCTCAATTTTACGAACTCAAAGAATGGCAGTTCGTATGGTGGGAGTTTCACCTCCCTAAGAAATTTGAAACCGAGCCAGCGGAGCCAAGCGTGGTGAACGTGGTTCTCGCGGTAGGTAGCGTTGTAAAAAACTGATTTGTTAGACTCGATAAACAAGTCGTCGAGCATAGGCCTGCTATGCTCTAAGAACAGAAACTTGAACCTGACGATGTCTTCAGAACCGAGTAGCCATGCGATCCCCCAGTCTTCACCAAGAGGGCTGTGGCTTATTCCTAATATGGCCGCACATTTAGATTGAGGGCCATACAGAGAGTAATTCAGGAAAGACGTGTCAACACTGCGTCGGAGGGCCACGAGAGGCGTCATGCCACCGGCAGCGCACTCATCAATGTCCTCCTGACGCAAGTGTTGTGCTAGGTACTCTACATCTTCGTTTGTCGTTTTGCGTACATACGTAGAATAGGGTTTATCCATTAAACTCTCTGGACGGACTTCGGAGACAACTGTCCCTGCCATTCGCAGTTACCGAATGAAGACGGGTAGGGGCTGTCGTTGAACATCTCGACCCGTGCCTTCGTGTTCTCACTCATCACAGGAATGCGATACTTGCCCGTCGAGAACGGGACGCCGCCAAGCACGGATGAGTCACCGCCGATAAATCGACCGACGAACTCATGCTCGTAAGGATCGCGACCTGTCAGCGTCACTCGCGTCTTGAAATAGCAAGTGTTGTTGTAGCTGACGGTGAGGTAGCGAACTTGGAAACGGCCATCGAGAACTGAAGTCTCACCACCCGCCGAGCGCCTCTCCTTGGCGAACAAGGTTGAGAACTCGAAATGCTGGGTGTAGCCAAGTCCTGCTTTGACCTGATGAGAGCGGATGTCTCCGTCTACCGTTACTGTGTTGGAGTTAACGCTGGTTACCGTGTGTCTAATCCCGTAAATATTGTTAGTTGTATCGTTAGACAGGATTTCGACAGGTCCAGTGGTGTGTATCCCAAGTGTGACCGTGCTCTTCCCGGTCGTCGCATTGTAAGCAATGCTGCCCGACGGGACTGTGTGCTGGCGGTCGATCAGGAATGGGAAGTTCTGAGCGGTGTCAAACACCTCTTCATCGATGTAGATGCGTTCAAGATTGATGCCGTCACTACGGTTCATCAAAAGGTAGAGCCACGCTCCGCTGAAACCAGCCCATAAGATGCTGGTGCAGTCGTTGAAGGTCCACTTTGACCAAGCGTTCTGAACCTTGCGGTCGCCAACCCAGAAGAACTTGTAGAGATAAATTGTACTTGGGTCTTGCGAACTGTTGACCAACACGGTCTTTGATCGGTTAGACCCAGTGATCCACACAAGGTCCTTCGGGATATACTCAGGCACCGACGAGGTGACCTCTTCAGCTTCCTGAAGCGTCCCGACTTCCTTGGTGTAAAACTCGTTGATCTTGGTGAACTGGTAGTCAGGCCGGTCATCCACCATGTACAGGCTATTGCCCATCGGAACGGGCTTGAGGCGGCTGGAAACAGGGAAGGACGCGGTATAGCGAACCTGAATGGTCTTCGGCGCGAGGTAGTTGTTGTACTCGACGCTGAACTGATTGAGGTTCGAAATGACCAACAGGTTCTTATTGAACGGGACGGCGTGCTTCAGGTAGTTCACGTTGCTGCTTAGCGCTGCCACGTCGATAGGATCGCTATCGAGGAGCTGGGCCACCGTGGTTCGATAGAAGTTCTCGAAGACGTTAGCTTCCGAGAAGATCACGTTTTCATCGGCGAGGAACCCAAGTCGGTTCGTGTAAACGAACACGTCAGAAATATTGGACGTTACGAATGACGGATTCTGGCTGCTCTCCGAATTACCGGCAATGCGGCCTTTCCATGTGTGCTTTTTAAACGTCCACGTCCCGTCGTTGTTGTTAACGAGGACGTGAGGCATGGTCGTCGCGTCAAACGCTTCACCTTGCCCGTAAGCAACGGTTTCAATCCACAGCGTGCCTTGGTAGACAACATAATAGTCGTCGCCAGCAGTATCAGGGTCGCCAATGACTTTGACCATGCGGCCTTGTGGGGAGTTAGGCGGAAGATCGGAAAAGCTTTGCACGGCGTCGATAAAGCATTTGATGGCTTTATCACCGGAGCCGCCTTGAGTTGACAGGGTTCCGCCTGACGGGAAATTGGTGATCGTAATGGTGGAGCCGGTTCTAATCCACGTATACCCGTGTGAGGTCAGCCCGGCCTGAAGGTTCTGAGCAATAGTCGCCGTGTCCGGGACCGCTGTCGCACCTGTCGTACCATCAGGAGTGAGGTACGAGGCGACCAGCGTGCCGTTAATGTAGATCGAGTAGTAATGATTTGCGATTGACTGCGTGACGTAGCATGTCGCTTGCCCAGCCGGGTTATTCCGGGTCTGACCAGTGACTGCCGGTTCGCTCACGGCGTCAGTATCAACGCGCACAGTGTTGTTAGCAACGAACGTATAGTCGCCGACTGTGTGGCACCGGATCGTATCGAGGGCCGTCATGGTCCCACCGGTTCCACCAGAGGTAAGGTAGTTTGTACCGTCGGGGAACGAGACTGGCTCGGTAGCACCGGTCAGCAGATTGATAACCTTGACATCACCAGTCTTGAACAGAACGAGATAACGGTAGGTGTCGTTGCGGTCGATCAGGTGACCTTTGGTTCCAGTAGGGAGAGACAAGCTGGACAGGTTAACGATGTGAGACGTGGCGGGACGTTTCTGCAACCCGCTGACCAAGCTCGGCCAAGCATTCTCCATCGCCGTACAAGCAGAGCTTAGACGAAGTTGAGGGGGTTGCTGGGAGACGCCTCCGACTAGGTTAGAAATAACGCCAGAGACGAGTGCCATTTAATACGCTCCCCGCGAGAAGGACGAGCGGTTCATAATCGAGGAAGTAGACCAATTGTCGTACAGCATGTTTGCATCGGAGACCTCGGCCTCCTCCTGACACAACACGGTCCACGCGCGGTTCTCGTCCGCAGAATCAAATTTATAAAGGGTGTCTGATCCAAGTACGCGCTGCTGCAACAGCCGCGCTGACCGGATTGACACAAACTGTTTAGCCGCAAAGGGCATGTCCTCGAACGGGAGAGCCACGTACATGTCTAGTTCAAGGGGGATAGAGAAGATGTATGTATCGTCACCACGGTTGTACAAACGGGTGCCACGCTGGATCACGTCAGTGGTTACATAGCTTCCAGTGGTATCGACGCGAAGAGTGTTGGCCGGAAGAGTGAGGTAGCCGTTGCCATCCGGTTCGATGGTGTGCTTCTCGCGGTTCCAATGCCAGCCAATCGCTTGCACAGAGCGGGCCGTCTCATCGACGATGTCGGAGGCCATCTGCGCGTCAATCGCTGCACTATCCAGTGAGTTGACGGTAGGTTCGCCCATCGACGAAAGGCAGATATTGACCGCCTCCAACTTCGTCATCGGGGTGTTATAAAAGGGCATAAAGACCTCCAAAAAGAATAAACAAAAGAAAAGGGGAGAGGATTGCTCCCCTCCCCAAATCTCATTAAGCGTGAGCGCGCAGTTCGTAGAGGCACTCAGGACGAAGGACGCCGTGACCAACGGCGAGCTTCGAGACCATCAGTGTACCTTGCCTGCGAATATCATATTCCATTTCGCTCGACAGATCGAGGAGCTGGACAGTACCAAGCGCTTCCTTCTGCATGAGAAGGGCGACGGTATCGTGCGCGTCAACAGCGTACTTGCTGTTGTAGTCCGGGTAACGGGTCGAAGACGTGTGGTCCACGGCGAGGTTGTTGGACTTCACAATCGTGAAGCCAGCAATCTTCTGGACCTTACCGTCGCTATACGAACCGTTGTTGCCGGGGTTGTAGAAGAGGTTCAGCAGCTTATCGTTGTTGACGAGGCTATAGTACGTCGCCGGGGAGACAACGAGATAACGCTCATTCTCCGGGATGTTGTGCTCGTCGAACTTCTGAGCCGCCGCGTAGGACGCATCAACGATGTTCTGAACGGTCGGCGTTGCGCCGATGTTCGCCGAGTAAGCGTCGGCCTGATCGACCGCGCCCTTACCAATACCAGTCACGTCGCGGCAAGCCTTGACCGCCAGCGACAGAAGGTTCCGGTCGTAGGTCTGAGCAAGAGCCTGACCCATCTGGTTGGAGTACTCGGAGCGAACGTCGAAGTGCGAAATAGCCTCATCAATGCGAGCGATGAAGGTATCCGCAATGAGCAGATCATCGATGGTGATGACCTTCTCATCCTGCTGGAACTGAGTTCCGGTGATTTCAGCACCCGGCGTGTGGTAGTGAGCCAAGGTTTTACCGATAGCCGGAAATTGGGACGACTTGCCCGCGCTGATATTACGAACGCGAACCTTGTCTTTCATAATAGTTTCGGCATTGAACGTGGTAAGAACTTCACCACTGAACAATTTCAGAAACAGTTGCCGTACGTCACCAGTACCAAGCTGCTGACCAATACGAGAAGGGGTAGCATTAGCCATAAAATATTCCTTCCTTTATGGATTGAGTTTGTTGTTGTTATTAGAACTCATCCCACTTGCCAGTTGTCTTCGGACACGCTCGCGCACGAGCTGCCTTCGGGCCGGAAGGGTAGTAAGTAGTTCTATTTGTGCTTCGGCTGTTTTCTTCGGTTTGCCGAAACGGATTTAATTGAAAGATTGGAGAGACGGTTATCCGTTGGGTTGAGGTTGACGTGGTCAACTTCCTTCCCACGCAGGGCTTTCTCTCCATATTTCTTGATCATCAAACGCCGTGCGCGTTGACGCATAATGTTAGCGCGACGACGCTCTGGCGTTCGTGATGCCGCGTATTCTTTAGCGTAATCACGAGCCATTTAAGCCTCACATAATGTCAGACCGTGCAAGCTTCTGCTCGACATCGCGCCTGAACGCAGGATCGTTCTTGTAACGAGGATCACCCATGTCACGCTGAAGTTCAGCAATGGAACGGTAAGACTCCTGCGAAGCCTTCTGTGTTGATCCTTTAAGTTGGCGCTGTGGCTCAAAGCCCACTTCAGTGTCAAACCGAGCTTTCAACCCTTTGACGGCCATGATCGTGACGTTCGAATCGCCACTGTTAACCGCACGGTTGAAAGCGTCGATCTCCGACTTTTGAAGATTGTCAGACGCCCACTTAGTCATGGAGTCGTAGTTGTCCTTTCCGCCAACAGAGTTGAACACCATGTTGGTGGTCTGTTGAACCAAGGCTTCTTGCCCAGCAATGAACTGGTCTACGACGAATTTCGGAATGCCAGATTTCTCCAGCTTCTGATAATCAGCGTCTTCGAGAGAACCCTTGTCGTAGTACTTCTTACTGAGGTCCTCGAAATCCAATCCAGCCTTGGCGGTCGCCTGCTTGGCAGCGTCAAGAGCGGAGTTGTCGAGGTTGGGTTCCTCGGTGTCTACGTCCTCGCTAGCTTCAACAGGGACTTCCACGTCTTCCTGTTTAGAGCGGGAGCCAAGCTTTCGCTCCAGCTCTCCATATGCCTTTGCGAGGTCTTCGGCGGACTTAAACTTGTCAGGTAGCCAAGCAGGACGGTCTGATGCTGCTGTTTCGGGAGGGTTGTCGTACTTAGCGGCCTCTTCCTCAAGCGTTGGCTGTTTAACATCCTTACTACTATCGATTTCTACCTGTAGGGTCTCGCCCATAAATTGTTCCTATATTGCTTATGCTGCGGGTTGTTCTTTCTGCATCTGAGCGTCATCCACTCGTGCAGCCCGGTCGCTCATGCCTCTAACAATGTTAGGCGCGGCTTTACCAGCAAGTTGCATCATTTGGTTTGTTGCATTCATAGCAGCGGCCTGCTGCTGTTCCTGCGCTATTTCTTGATCTGTTTTCACAAGGTCATTCGGATCAATACCCAAGCTTGTAGCGACAAGCCGGATGTACTGGTTAGGCCGGATGTACTGAGCAATCACTTGCGGGCCGAGTGGCTGCAAGACTTGCATCAGCGTGAGATACCGATTGAGGTCGTGCCCACGGCCAAGAGCTTCGAGGCCGGTCACGATCTCTGGCTTGACCACGCCCTTGGGGAGTGGCGGCAAGCGCTTCTGACGGGTCATCCTGTCCATGAGACGGATCACCATCGGAAGCTGTAGTTCCTGCGAAAGAACTGAGTAGACACCACCAAGGGCGTCCTCCAGTTCTCCAGCCATGAACCGAATCTCTTCGGCGGTCACTCGTTCGGCCTGACGCTGTACAGAGGAGTTGAGTAGGAAGGCCATCGAAAGACGATCTTGGATCGACTTCCCGGCTTCAAACGCAATCCGCATGTCAGCCTGTTTTTCGGATTGAAGGGAATGCACATCATCGTGCTTTCCAATAATCACGTCGCCACTTTCAGCCGTAGTCAAATCCTTGATGCGCGTAACGCCATTTGGGTTGACCATGAAGACAACCTTGGCAGCTACGGCGCTAGCTTCGACAACAGCTTTGCTCAAACCTTCGAGTGAAATCAGGTCGCCAAGGTATTCCTCGACGTACCCTCGACCGTAGTCCTCGTTCTCTACAGCGTTCCACCGAAGAGCCATCATCGGAGGCTTATCGATAGGGTAGGTGCCGTAAGAGCCGGGGACTTGTTTCTTGTTGATCTCTTGATAAGTAATCCACTTGTTGTCTTCGCGACACCAGTGGGTGAAGATTTTGACGTTCTTCTCGTTCTCGCGAACCTCGCTGAAATAAGACTCGCTCTTGTCGCTCTTCTCCGACTCGTTAAGCGGAGGATCGAGCAGAGCGCGGTCTTCCTCAGACAGCATCTCCGGGCTTACTTCGTCCTTAGCAATCACTTCGAGGACATCGCCCATCACGTCACGTTTCACAACGTAACTGTCGAGACGGTAGACTCGAACACCACCATCCTTGGGAAGGTAGAGAAGGACGTTACCAGCGACGATCAGATGCTTAAGAGCGAGGAAGATCGGCGACCGCATCCCTGTGCTTTCGATTTCAGTCTGCACAGAGCGTTCGATCTTTGCGAGGCCTTCTTCGACGACAGCGCGTTTGTCGGGGCTACCGGCCAAACGGTCCATCGTGAAGTCGTCAGCGGTGAGCCGGAAGAACGGACTGTTCGGGGGGAACAGGCTAAGCAGTAGCTTAGATGCCAGATTATTCACGCCTCTGGCCCCGATGCCTTGCCACGGCGTGTAGTAGATCGTTGACTTACTGTGTGCCTGTGGCGGGACAAGAGTGGGGAGCGTCAACTCACTGGCTCGTCTCGCCCGATTAAGAAAAACAAGGCGATCAGATTCCAATTGAGCATAGCGCTCTTGAAGCGTGAGGCCTGAATAAATCATGGTTTACCTCACGAAGGAATATTGAGACTCGACGAACTTCCGCTGGAGTCGATTGAAAGAGGTGAAGTCCGGTACTGCTTCGTACCAACCGCTTTGGTCGCAAGGCTGTCACCGGTCTTCGGCGCAGCAGTCTGCGGGGCGCTCTGCTCCAGCGTCGGCGGCGGGGGCGGAGGCGGGGGCGGAGGCGGAGCGGCAGCAGGGGCGGATGAGCCACCACCAAAACACATTGCTATTCTCCTAACATATTTTTTCGTTGTTCTTGATGGAGCAAACGGAGGTGTCTAATGACACCCACCGCCCCACGGTTCATCCAGATTTTTCTAGAGTCGTCTGACGGCTCTGGTGCCTGATCTGGGTGCAGGCGTTCCAAATATTCAAGTAGCGCGTCATCGACGAATGGAAGACGCTGCGTATTAAACTCCACACGAACCTCCCTTTCCGGTGATGTCGCAGATGTCGTGCGTCTGCACGCCTTCTTCAAACTCTTCACCGAGAGCGTTCTTGGCTTCTGTGTAAGAGATCGCAGTAAGTGGCTGTCCGCCACGAGCACCGTCTGGGTAGCACGTAAAGCCACGGAGACGATGTGCGTACTTTGCTAGAGTGTCAGCAAAAGCACGGACAGTATCAGAATTATTGAGCTTGCTACCCCAAGACGGGAGATTGATTGTTGAGCTAATTGATTGATCGACATAGTCCTGAACATCAGCTTGGAACTTGATGCGCCGTTCGACAGATGTTGCGAGGTCAAGTGCGCTTTCAATCTCTGTGGGCTTAACGCCATAGAGATCGATGAGTTCTTGAGCCGCCGAGTCAACGACATACTGGTAATGCCATTTGCTGTTTTTCAGATATCGCCGCTTGTAAGCAACTGCAAACAGAGGCTCAACGCCAGTTGTAGTACCAGCAAGAATGCCAATGGTCCCTGTAGGAGCGACAGCGCGTACAGCCACAGGGCGGCCAACACTGAGATGAGCAGAAAAAGAATTACTCGTGTCATTCGATACACCTTTGTAAACCGACAGCCACTTATGTAGCTCCGGTGTAACTTCGTATTTCGAACCGCGTTTAATAAGCCACTCATGTAGACCCATGACGCCAAGGCCAAGGCGACGGTTTTTTTCGCGGATTTGATAGACCTTGTCATAAGGAAGTTGTGCCTTCAGTGTGCCACACAAGAGAAACTGTACCGCTAGTGAGACAACATCGCGCAATTCAGATATGTCTTCGATGCGACCAAAGTTCAGAGAGCCAAGGTTGCACACGTCGCTGTCATCAGCGCTGGTCACCTCGGTGCAAGCGTTGCGTAGCGTTTCGTTTTCTTTGTCAAAGAAGTTGAACGAGAACCCCGGTTCAGCAGTCTGAAGCGCCTGTTCAACATTCTTCAAAAACACTTCGCCTACCTCGCCAGTCTCCCAGTAATTGAGCAACCACGAAGTATCGTAGTTGACGGAGATGTTGGTCATGTCCAACGGGGCAGGGAAGTTGAAATCGGTTTGCTTTACGTCCCACAGGGTTGAGCCGGTGGAACCAATCTTCATGCTGTGCCAGTCCTTCGCTTTCACGAAGTACATCACGTCGCCGTGTTTCCAATTTAGCGAAGCGTAGATTGCCGAGCGGCGAGAACCACCCTGCATGACGTTGCGGCCAAGCTCGTTGATCATCAGCATCTTCGGAATTGGCCCAGAAGCCACACCGCCTGTGCGCCCTAGACGCGCACCGTTCGGACGGTAAACGCTGTAATCGATGCCAATGCCACCGCCAGTCATCAGGCAGCTTTCGGCTTTCCAGCTCAGGTTAGCCCAATCCTCGCGCGTGTCTTCTTCGGCCCGCAGGAGGTAACAGTTGTTGAAGAACTTAGCCTTTCGACCAGCGTAATAAAGATAGCGACCACCGGGAATGAACTTCAAATCCTGCATGTAGTTTGTGAGCTGATCGCAATCGGTCTTGGTCATGTGCTCGGAGCACACATCCTCGACGAGGGTTCGACAAAGGTCCGCCCACGTTTCACATCCTTCGTGAGCGTACTTTTGTTTAAAGATGGTCTCCGAGAATTGAGACCGGAACATTGGATTGGCATTGGACCTGAACGACATGGAACCCCTGTGTAAAGTTACTTCTTGCGCTTCTTGCGGAGGATGCCGGTTTTTGAATCGGCCTTATTAAATTCGCGAGCAACTTTCACAGGGATGCCAACCTTGGCGGCGAAAGCGGGGTTGTGTGCAGCAGCGGCCATGAGCCGTGCTTGTTTTGGTGATGTCGAGGGCATGTCAGAAATCTTCTAGTTCTGTGCCAACCAGCAAAGCCGTGAGAATCTTCACGGTGGCTGCGGCTTGGTTAGGACTGAGGACGATGACGTTGGCTTTGTCTGCGTTCTCCCACTGTTGGCGAACAAAGACTTTGTCTGACCCATCGTCTGCGGATATTTCGAGGTCTTCAATTTGAGCGTTCTTGTCGAGCACAGTGAAGATAGCTGTGTCTCCCAACAGTTCGCATGTGATCATGCAGTGAGGTCCACTTCGCCCTTGAGCTGTCGAATCCTGATTTCTGCGTAGCGTCTAACCTTTTCCAGATCGACGATCTCGCTCTCGGTTTCAGACATGTGATCGTATTTCTTATGACCAGCGCGAGCCGCGTACTTAATCAAGTTGCCGCGCCAAAACTCCATCTTGTTCCGCATCACGAACGTGATCGGCTCGATGGGCCACTTAGCGTAGTGAGATGGCTGACGTACTTTGTCGTCTGCCTTTGTCTGAGGCTTGTCGTCCATGAAAGGAAACGAGAGATGCTCGGGTTCGCTTATTGGACAGATCGAGCAAGACCCATCACACGTGCCGGGGTTCTTCACGCAATAGTAGGTGGGTTCCATAGAATCGGCTCGCTGGTTTGATTGTTCCACTGATCGGCCCGAAGGATTCTGGCGACACGCGCCTGCACGAGGGCGTCGTCTTCAGTCAGGCCTTGCTTTTTGTAAGCCTCGACAACGCGAGGCCAGTGCGGAGTAACCGACAGGATAGTCTCGGCCTTCTTCGGTCCAATGCCGGGACAACCGGGGTAACCGTCAGCGCTGTCACCTGTTAGCGTCTGAAGGTAGAACGAGTAGTCGGCTTGCGTCGGCGTGACGTTAGTTATGCCGTCTTCGGTCAGATGTTGACCGGGGATTTGCCAGAGGTCCTTGTCGTCAGACCAGACGATGTATTCATCAGGAGACTGAGTGGCAAGAATGCCTATACAATCGTCTGCTTCTAGGCGCGGCTTGGTGAAAATGCTGTGGGCGTGGGTTTCAAAGATCGCGTCTCTGAACGAGTGGAAGCACAGCGGCTTCCGAGTGCCTTTCCGGTGTGACTTGTACTGCGGGTAAATGTCCTTGCGGAAGTTACCATCGGAGGAGAAGCACAAGATGAAATCTCGTACACCAGCCTTTTCTAGCAGCGAGGAAAGTTCATCATCGAACAAACACTGCGCGTCACCTTGGTATGACATGAGCACAAAACATTCAGGCTCATATTCCAAGGTGCGTTCGGCGGCGCTTGCCGCTCGGTAAACAAGGATGTCAGCGTCAACTAGAAGCTTTTTCATCACTTTAGCCTTTTGCGTGAAACGATCCAACCTTTTGGAATAACCATTCGCTCGTTCGTGTCAGTGTCGGACGCACCCCAAGAGCCGACCAGCACGATATACTTTGGGGTTTCTTTGATGACCCGGCCAACTGTGTAGGCAACGAACGGCTCTACCTTGTTGTCGGCTTCGGCCCACCCGATCTCGCTGCAAGCATCAACCCACAGCAGAAGCTCAATGCGTATCGGCCCAAGTGCGTCCGACTTTGTACTCGCCTGTGAGCGGGACTTTGATTTTGAACTCATCTGCTGCTTCCTGAATGCAAGCGACCGCTCGTTTGCCAAACTCTTCCGCAATATCTGGGTCGCATTCGAATTGTGCTTCATCGTGTATCCAAGCTAGTTGTTGAACTTTGTGTTGCCATCCCACTTGTGGGATCATTCGATCAATTTGAACAAGCCATTGCTTACAAATGAGAGCGCCTGCCGACTGTATGAGAGTATTAGCAGCAGAATGGCTACTGCGAATAAACAAGCGGCGACCATCAAGGCCATTGAGATAGTTACGATGCTCGCACACACCTTCAATAGCGCTGAGCAATTTACCCAGCGCTGGAGTCTGCGCCAGAAACCTAGAACGAAGCTGAGCACCATCTTTCGGTCCTTTGCCGATGATTGAGCCGATCTTGGCTGGACCGGCCCCGTAAATGAGAGCGTATATAAATGTTTTTGCCTGCGCTCTTGAAGTAAGTCCTGCGGCTTTCTGATTGGTCGTGTGGACATCACCTGACACTACCTCTTTTGCATACGCGCCGTTGTCGTAGGTGTGCATGAAGTGAGCAAGTAAACGTAGTTCGAGACCACTTACATCAACGCCAACAAGAACACGGTCAGAGCTAGCACGAAAAAGGGAACGGCATTCTCTCCCATACTGGACTCCCACTGCTGGCACTTGCGCGATGTTCGGATTTCGGTGTGTCGCCCTGCCGGTGACGGCACCGTTCGTCAGAACTTCGCCATGTATTTTTCCATTGCGAACGAGTTTCAGCCAAGCGTTGTTACCGTCGCTCAACATCCCAAGCCGCTTCTGAACCATCAGGTACTCAGTCAGAAGCTTAGCTTCCGGGTACGGGAGCTTTGACAAGACAGCTTCGTCTACCTTGGCAGAACCATCCGGGGTGTACTCGGAGGGTGACCAGCCGTGGATTGCTTTCAGCCTGTTTGCAATGTGGTGACGTGAGCCGGGGTTGAACTCGATGGTCTTCTTGCGAAGAACGGGTACGCCCTTGACGTAACCAAGCTGCGCGTTGTTGACCTTCGGGATAAACTCACCGACCTCTTCTTCCCACGGGGGGAACGTGTCCTGTAGCTGCTTCTCAAGCGCGTGACGACGAGCCGACAGCTCGCCGGTAAGCTTCTCAGCACCGGTTACGTCAAACGAAAACCCGGCCTGCTCCTGCTTGGCTGCAATCCACTGAACAGCGTGTTCAAGTTGGTCAGCCTTTTCAGAGTAAGCTTCGTGCTTAAGCAAAAAGCGCCACAGCCTCTCGGTGACCTCCACGTCTCTCACGTTGTATGACAACATCTCCTCGCTGAACTCGTCAAAGCCTCCTTGATAGTCGGCCTTTTCGAATCCGAGACGCTGGCCCCACGCCTTCAGCGAATGACTCCCACGAAGAGCAGGATCAATTGCTGCGGCCCCCTGTCGCGCGAAGTCTTGGTCACTAAGGTTCGCGCAGATAAAACGAGACAGGACCAGAGTGTCTGTAACCTTGTAGCGAGCGCCAAACCAAGGATACAGTCGCGAAGCAAGTGCGAGGTCGTAGGCAATCACGTTATGGCCCACAAGCAACTCGGCTTGCATCGCAAAGCGAAGACCTTGTTCGACCTCAGAAGGTCTGAACTGTTTGATCTCGCCTGTGTCTACATCTTTAGTAACGAGGCAATGAATGCGGCTCGCGTCGTACAGTAGGCCATTGGCTTCGAGATCGATCACGAGCCTCATTCGTTTAACTCCGGTTATTTCGGTTTGAACAGGTCGCACCGATGCCCACTTCTTACGAGCATTCGGTTCGGATTAGTTGAAACCTCCAGCATTGGCGGCAACGTGATGCCGCAGACGTGGAGAAATTCATTCCATTGCTTGCCTACAAAAGCGCAGTTCTCACACGTGTCATTTGGAGAGTGACACGAAAGTGAGGACGACGATGATGCTGATGATTCCGACGAGATCGGCGACTGCTGCTGCGGCTTCCAATCGAGTCGCTCCTTCTTAGGCCTTGGCATTTGCAAGCTGCCGGTTGAGGTAATAACGCGCATAAGCCTGACCCGTGACCGGGTTGCGCTTCATAACCTTGATAAGCTTGTGGCCGAGCTGGCGCAGCTCAGTGATCCGAGCCGTGAAGCTCTGGATCGAATACTCGATGAATGCTTCGCGGCGAGAGATAGAGCCGCACTTCTTGATGTGGTTCAAAATCTTGTCGTTCTGAGTCATACCGTTTCTCTTTTTCCATCCGTTGATTTCAGTTGCTACACACATTGTCAGGAGCCGCTTGTGGTACGGCCCCCAGCCTTCTTCGTCCCACGCCCGCACGCACGCGGTGTCACACATGTCGAACAGGAGGTCTTCGGCTGACATCTAAAACTCCGTTGTGAGTTGTGGTGGGACTTCAGTCAGTCGCCCGGTTTGCTTGTTGTAGAAGAGTGATCCGGTTGGACCTGTCTCTCCACTAAACCGGTTCTTCAAAACGCGAACGGTAGTCTCGTCGCTGTTATCCTCCGCTTGCTGATTGCGTTCCAAGCCAATCACGATGTCACTAAGCTGAGCGATTGAGTGCGAACCACGGAGCTGTGATAGCGACGTGTGCGCTCCCTCCTCATGCCCCTTGCCTTCAGGCCGACGAAGGTGGGACACAACGATCAACCCAATCCCCGTTTCCTGCACGAGCGTGCGAAGAAGGGTCATTGCACGGTCGATCATCTTGCGTTCGTCGCCTTCCTCCATCGAGGACACGACGATGCTCAGGTGATCGAGCATGATCCACTTGCAGTCCAGCGCCTTTGCCATGTGGCGAATGCGTGAAAGCAAATGATCAACTGCGGTCGAGCCGAAGTGGTCGTATAGGTAGAACCGGCCAGACCCTACCGTAGTTGTGAACGCTTCATGTAGTTGCTCATGTGGGACGACATCGGGGTCTAGCCTCAGTCGCTTCTGCATGAACAACGACATCATCTCGTGAGCCGTAGTAAGAGCCGACTCTTCGAGCATGATCATGCCAACCGTCTCACCCTGTTGGATGAGGTGATGAGCAATCTCACGAACGACAGCCGACTTACCTATGCCGCTTCCCGCCGTGAGCGTAACGAGTTCACTGGTCCGCAGGCCGTGGGTCTTCTCGTTCAGACACGCCCACGGGTATGGAATGGAGGGCACCGTCTTGTAATTGACGATCTTCTCCCACAGGTCCCGGCCATCGATGATGCCGTCTGGTCTGTAAACCTCGGCATCCCACATTGCGCGGATGACTGCCTCGCCTTCGCCTTTTAACAAACACTCATTGGCGTCCTTGCGAGGTAGCTTGGCAATCTTCACCTTCCCCGGTTCAAACAGCTCCGCGCATTCCCGAGCGGCGGTTTGACCGGGGCCGTCCATGTCGAACATCAGCACGATGGATTCGAACTGATTTAACCACTCGAACTCCTGCTTCAGCGCTTTGGCTGCGCTCTGTGCTCCGTTGGCTACGCTAACGGTCGGCCAACGGTTTTGCTGAAGCTGCGAGACGGTCAACGCATCGATCTCGCCTTCCGTGATCACGATCTTCTTCGAGGGCGACCACAGCCAACGTCCGTAGAGCGAGACCTTGGACGGGTCGCCTAGCCACATAAACGACTTGTTCTCGAAGCGAACCTTGATCGCAACCGGGTTTCGATTGGCGTCAAGGTAGTGAGCAAGGTGAGCGGGTTTACCTGACACTGAACCAAACGCATACGACCAGTGTCTGCACGTTTCCTCTGTCAACCCCCGAGCGGGGATGGACATACACTGCCCAATAAACTCAATGGGCGGTTTATCTGACGGTGGCTTGTTGAACGTAACCACGTTCATCCCATCACCTCTTTCGCGGTAACCACATGTTGGTGAGAAGCACCACGCCGATCCATCATCGTACCGCGCGAGGTTGTCGCGTGATCCGCATGATGGGCATGGTTCCTTATGCGTGTACTTCGCCACCCGCAGTCTCCTCAAGCTCATCGCTCTCGGTGGAAGACGAATGGACTTTACCGAAGTGGCTGCAAGCTCGGAGTTCTTCAACGTAGGTGAACCCAGCCGCTTGGAGAAACTCAACCATCTCTCGCAACACATGAGGCAGATAGGTTGCGTCTTCGTCTTCAATAGTTCGGCTAATCGAGGTCGTGTTCTTTCCAATTCGGTTATCAAACCGCATTGTGATCCGGTCGAAGTCTTCAAGGTCTTCTTCGTTGAAAAGTCCGTACATGCGCTTAGCCCTTTGGTTGGAGCCACGCGGGCGGAATGGATTTATCCGCAAAGATGAACCCGTTTTTTTCACACCACATGGCGTAGGTGGTTTTGCTCTGCTTACTGATACGCTCGGCACTTCTCGAAAAAACAAACCTGATGTCGAGGCTCGGGTGTTGCTGCTTCACGAGCAGATGCTTCTGGCGATCTGCGGTCAGGAAGCGACCCTTGGTCTCAACGATGATTTGACTCTGATCAGGTCGAGTGATGACAAAGTCGGGGCGGTACTTCGACCACTTCGCTGGCCGCAAATATTCGATGAAAGTTTCCTCGTATTCGAAAGGAACGCCTGCATCGAGAAGCGACTGCGCGATGGTTTCTTCTAGCCCCGACCGGTAACCAAGCTCAGAACGCTGGGCGTTCGTCGGCTTGCGGCGAAGCTGCATTCGCGAAACTCACTGCTGTGTTGTTATTATTGTCGTCCTCGTCAGCCATGAACGTACCGCCGTCAACGGCGTCAAAGCCTGATGCACTGCGTTCGATCAGGTCGATGACTTGGACTTCCTTGAGGTTGAGCCGCGCACTCTTCTGCGAGACCGAAATGTAGCCAAGGCAACGAATAGTGCTGCCAGAGGTAAGATAGAGGTCAGACTGGACAGGACGCCCCTTCGCGTCAAAGAAGAGGATTTTGTTGGGCGAGCCATTCTTCAACCGTCCGTAGGCCTTGAACTTGAACTCGATCTGACCGGTCTTCTCTCCAGTTTCCTTTTCGACGTGTTCTCGGTACGGCAAGAACTCTGGCGTGATCCCCGCTTCTTTGATGGTCGCGTTGATCTGCTCGATCATTGGCTGCGCTTCCTTAATAGGAACGAGCAGAGACGTATCGAACGATCCGTTGACCGCGTCAGGCACGGAGCGGCCCTGCGCCTGCGAGTACGTGTAGGGCTGATCGAGGCGCGGGTAGCGAGCGATGCCCTTCGGCGACATGAAATTGGCGAATGCCTTCTTAATTTTCTTCTGAGTGACCATTTTGTGTGTTTCCGTTGTCGTTAAATCTTGTCCCAGAGCTTCTGGAGGTAGTCTTCCAGCTCCGGTCCCTTGAGTGTTTTGACCTTCTTGTTGAAGCGTTCGACGCTGTCACCTCGGATGAGGCCATCCTTGAGTGCATCTCGAACGATCCTGACGATCTGAGGCATGAGGTCGTGGTCCATTGTGTTCTGCATGAGTATCACATGTGGGACGATTAGGAAAAAAAGAAGTCGTTGTGCATGACGCCATCAAGATCGAGCGTCCCCTTTGAGGGTGGGGGCGGCAGATCGAGCGATGGGTCAAGACGAGAGATCAAGTCGGTTAGCGGGTCGTGATTTGTGTACATATCGATAAACGCTGGTTTGACGCATTCGGAGATGAGGGTCGGCAACTGCGCCACCGGCACTCCAAACGAGTCGTGGATCATTCCGTACTGAGTGATGCTTTTGTCCAAACCTCGCATCACCGATGCACGCAACAGGTTGGCATCGAGGCTATGGACGAAGTTAGGAGCGAGTGCGAGCGCCATGTCTTTCGAGGACACTCGGTTAGACGGGTCGTAGATGGTGAGACCAACGCGAGCGTTGCCGTCTAGCCAAGTCGCAACGATGGACTTCTTGAGGTCCGGTCGATAGTGGCGAACGACGAAGCCATCAGGGGTCTTCCACGTGATCGACTTTTCGAACAACGAAAGATCACGCTTGGCTACGTTGGCCCACTTGCTGTGAGCCTTGGCAACCTCGTTCAAAAAGCGCATGCCCTCCTTGCCCCTTATGACCACGCGGTCAATTGCGTCCCATATGAGTTGACTGAGCACGACGATGTGACGCGAGTGAACGAAAGGATCGTTGTGATCCCACGGACAGGCGTGGCCGTCCTTGATCTTCTCGGTGACTGCGTCTCGTGTGTAATTCATGCACGAGGAAAACGTCCCCGAATATGGGACAACCATGACTTGACGCTTGGTGATCTTGCGGTCGATGCCGAAGCGGACGAGAGCCTTGGCGATGGCTGCGTCTGCGTGGTCAGGATCGACGCCGATGGCAACACATCGGTCGATCACCACGTCAGCAACATCTTGATAGATGTCCTGCCGGGGCAGGCCGGGTACGAGATTAACGGAGCGTCCGCCCACCTCATCGCGGAACATTGCACTGTAGTGCTGTAGGCCAGAACACGTGGCGTCCACGTAGCCGACGTAGTGCGAACGATAGCCATACCCGTGGTTCCAAAAGTCCGACCACTCTAAACAAAAGCGAAGGAACATGAACGGCTCGGAGGCTTTGGTCCAGCGGAGGTCATGCTTCGGGTCAGCAGCGATCTCAAAGATCATTTGCTCATTGTCTTGCGCCCAATGGACGCGGTCCTGAAGTGGGACCTTGTCGTGGCCGAAAGCGTTAGCACCGGTGATAGCGAGCCAACACACTGCGTCCTCAGTGTCGATGGACATCGGCTCAGAGAACTCTAGCAGCGCTCGTGCATAGTCCGGCCCCTGCGGGTTGAGGAAGGCAGGAAGCGGATAGGCACGTCCTCGGCTGTCGAGGTTGTGCGGAAAGAAGACGTGATCGAAGCGCTTGTATTGCTCTGCGAGCGTAATAGTCGCGAAGCAAGCGAGGCGTTTGCTGATGACCTCTCGGTTGTACGAGTGGATCAGGAAGCAGATCTTGTCGTGTGCCTTGGTGATCTCCTCGTCCACCTTGTATCCAGCCGGTGCCGGGGGCAGGGGCTTCGGATCGGAGGGAGGCAGTCCTGCAATGTCTCCGCCTCGGTCGAGAGCGAAGTAAGACAACACCTCCAGCATTCGGTCGTTGATCTGCCACGCTGTCTCTTGCAGAGCGTTGATCGCCGGGATGATCTGAGACCAATCCTGATGCTCAACCAGCTCGGTGGCGTGCCGTCGCTGATGCGTACCCTTGACTAACGGGTAATGCTTAATCGCATTCGAGATGTACCCACCGCGATATAGGTTTTCTTCCGACCACGGCTTAGGTGGCACCACCATCGGGCGGTAGAGCGTGAAGTCTAAGGCTCTGCTGCGGATGGCATTAGCGAAGTGGTCAACGAGGGTCGGAGCTGGGTTGACGTAAGCGTCAGTCGATTTGAACTCGACCAACCCAGTGGTGTCCCTGAACAACACCAGCAAGGCATAGCCGACCACCAGCTTTTGTCTTGTGCTCCAAGAGTTCCACTCGATTTGCTCAGAGTGGAAGTAATTAAGGATGGTACGCCGTCGCCATGCACGTGGGTAGGTACGCTTGTCGAACGTCTTGAACAGCTTCTTGAGCAAGGCTCTGCGCTGCTTATCACTAGCGAAGTGACGTATACGGACCTCATCATGCAGCAGCTCGCCGATGCGTATGCACAGCGAAACCTTCTTCACCCGTCGTTTGACCGGGAGGGCCAGAGCGTTGAACAAAGCCTTACTAAAGAGATGACTTATAACGCTCGGCTCTAGATGGCTCTCTTGTAACAATCTGTGAGCCACTACCCGCCTGCCGACGGTGTTAGGCGAGGTGAGGATACTGATCAGACCTGAGATGAACTGAGTGTTGACCTCGGCTGAACGGGTGTACCGGATACCGAGCTTGCTCTCAGCCCAAGCCCCCCGCTGGAGGGCTTTGATGTTATCGTTAGTGAGACGAGTTTTAGCTTCAGCTAGGATTGTATTCTCGATCTGAACTTGATGATCGATCATGGTCATGTTGAGGTGACCCTGTGTTTAACTAGGTTAAACTAGGTTAACTAGGTTTAACTCGGGGTTAGGCCTCTAGTTGATGCTAGAAGTACTACCCCAAGATAACTTGTGTTCACTTGTGTTTAACTAACGGCTGGGGCCGGGGCTTTACTTTAGGTGTATAACCAAAGGTTATACTTTAGTTTAACCTAGTTTAACTAGGTTATACCCCCTCAGTATCACCCCGTGTTTCCCCCTTCCCCTAATGGTGGTAGTAATTACCACTCGTGGTTAAGTGTTTGAAAATCCTCGGTTAACCAGAGTTCCCGTATAAAGTCGTTTCCGTCCCGAAAGCGGGTGTGCAGTCTGAACGTCCGTTCACCTAGGAGGACGTGATTGGTGCCGACTTCGACGAGGGTGAAGGACAGGTGGACCTCGTCCTCCTTTATGACGGCGGTGACTAACTTGAAGTCCTTACGTGTCAAACAAAGGTTCAGACATTCCATTGTGTTGTGCATCTGAAGTGTCCTCGGTTGTGGTAGTTTCTCATTTCCACATCGAGGAAAAGGCTGTGGTAAGAAGGGGTTAGACCTCGGTGGAGCAAAACCGGCTGCCCGGATTTTGATTCCGCCACACGGAGGTTCGAGTCCTCCCGCCCCAGCCAAATCCGCAATGGGTATCAGCAGTGTACGCTTGCACAAGTAAAACGCTAGTTAAACTATTGAAGTGTCAACAGTGTCACGTTGAGCGCCGGTTCAGCACGGTCAGCCCTGTTTTCAGGTCGTTGACGTTGAGATGCGTGTACCTCTTCGTCATGGTTGGCGTGCTGTGCCCCAACCACATTTGCAGTCGGAACGGGTCGATCTCGCGGGCCAGCCGGGTAGCGAGCGTATGCCTGAGCGCGTGGGCCACGGCCTGCTTGTCGTGACCTAGGCCCGCGGCTGCTCGCGCTGTTCGCCAATGCTTGTTGAACGTGCTGTAGACCACCGGCTCAAACGGGCAGGAGTAGCCCCGGTCGCGCATGTAGCTGAGCGCGGTGAGAGCGGGTTGAGCGAGTGGGACCGAGCGAGGCCGGTCAGTCTTGGTTCGCCAGAATGTGACCACGTCGTCCTTGATGTCATCCCAGCGCAGCGCGAGGGCCTCGCCTACACGGCACCCTGTGTAGAGGAGGAAGATAGTGAACTGGCGGTACGGCGGTTCGAGGTGACCGACGATCCGGTCCTCCTCCTCGATGGTGTACTCGCGCACCCGCCCCACCGGGATGCGCCGAAAAGGTATCTTTGGAGCCTGCGTGATGATGTCCTCGTCCACCGCGTAGGTCATCAGCTTGGAGATCACCGACAGCTTGGAATTGATGGTTTGAGCCGCGTTGCCCTCGTCTTCGAGTTCTTCGATCAGCCGCCGGACGCACTTCCGATCCACGCCGATGATCGGCATGGATGGGCCGAGCCTCGCTATCATTTCAAGCGTGATCCGAGCGCAGTTCCTGTAGTTGCGCGTCTTATTCCATATCACCTCGGACCAACGCGGCCACATCGCACCGACGGTCGCGTGTTGTTTTGCTGGCAGGCCCGCTTCAAAGTCGCGGGCTTCCTGCTCGGATTTAAACGAGCGCCGAACGCGCTTGCCGTCTTCCCAGACGACGCCTTGCCAACTGCCACCGCGCGGAGTGACCATGACGGCTACTCTACTTCTCGCGCGTTACTAGAATTGCTTGAACTTATCAGAGATATTGCCCCCACAATTAACGCAGCAGCAATCATCTTCCCTACAACTAGAAGTGCAAGTGTCATCGATGTTTCTCCACACCTCTGAGTCGTCGGTGGTCGTCTGCTGCAACGCAGCGTGCATACATCACGAGACCCCACAGCACGACGGCGGCTTGCAAACCGATGGTCAAAAGCTTCATCGGATTTTCTCTTGTAGCTGCGCGTAGAACTCTCGACCCTTCTTCGTCAGTTCAAGCCTGCGATACCGCATGTCATCAGGATCGATCTCGCGTCGGATGAAGCCCTTGCCGGGGCGGCGGTCGAAGGTTCGCTCCGTCCACCACGATACGTTCCGGGATGCGCCGCTGTTTGAATAGCCAAGCGCCTCTTCCAGTTCGTTTTGTGTGCATGTTCCTCGGCTCGCCACGAAGAAAAACGTCAGCAACATGTCGATAGTGACTTGGCCGTCGAAGTCATTCTTCATCCAAGTCAGGAGGCTCAAGAAACTCGATGGGGTCATATCCCAGCACTCCGGTTAATGTTTCAAGCAGCCCGACCCTATCGCGAGTGAGGAGGTCGCGCAATAGTTTATTTATCTCGATTTCGTGAATGGTGTCGGTCATGGCGAAGCTCACTTCATGGGACAATTAGGGCCACGACCGTCACGAAAAAGGCGAGGGTCAGGAACGACAGTAAGTCGCTGGCATCGCGCTTGAGACGCTCCTCGATGTATTCATTCACGGGTTAGTCCTCCTCACCTGATACATAGTCAAGGTCACACGTCACCTCTTCACCACAGCACTCACAGCGCAGGAATAGCGTGTCCTTCGCGCCTGTCTCTGGGCAGGGCAAAACAATCTCGTCGTCACACTCCGGGCAGTGATAATGAGCTGTATCCGTCATTGCTTTCTCTCCAGCATCTTTCGGGCCTCGGCCCTCGTTACATTCAGGCACCGGGCGACCTTGATGATTGTCCGGTTTCGCTTTTTGTATGCCGCGTTCGCCGCGCGATATAGGTTTTTGTGGCTCCCGTAATACACGCGT